AGGTAAAGGTTAAGATGCAAAAAGTAATTAACATTCTGGCAGTACTATCCTTTGTAGGAACTGCAGGTATTGTAGGAGGAGGTACTGCGGTGTACCTCAATAAGGATTCTATTATTGAGAATGTAAAGAATCAAGTTGCTGCAGCTGCAGGTGAAGCAATTACAGGTGCCCTTCCTGGTATGGTAGACTCAGCAATGCCAGAACTTCCTAGTGCAACTGGTGGTGTTATTCCTTCAGCACCTAAGTCTACCGGAGGAGTACTTCCATTCTGATGGAAATTCGTGAGATAGACATAAGGAGTTTAGATATACCTGAACTCCCTAGTTATTTGATATCACCAACGGTATCTCTTCCCCCAATAGCTCCGGTAACAACAGTAATAGGAACACCAGTTGTTGATATGCCGGGGTGTGTGGAAGCACATGAGTCAAATAGTTCCAACGATAATTTATTACAAGATGACCCGAGAGGAGTACTTACGTTTTGCGATTCTGGCGTCCCTAGTTTTAATCCTATTCAGTTTGAACCGAACAGGATGATACCAACTGGTGTCCCAAACATTCCAAAAACAGAAACCCCAGAACCAACAGTACCACCACTACCAGAACTTCCATCACCACCTGTTGTTACTGCTGCAATAGAATGTCCCACACAAGTACAAGATACAAAAGAACCTGTAGGAACATATGTCAATGGTTATAGAGACAAAGTTATTGAGTATAAATTAATAGGTAACGAGTGCCTTCAAATTACAGAGTCAGTAGGTATACCTCAACAAATTATTGCAGGTCTTCCTAGTGGTGGTGAAGTTTCATCTGTTGGTGGTATTGCGGTTATCGCAACAACATCAGCACTACTTGCAAAACCATTAGCAGATATACTACTGAAGATAGTTAAACCTACTGTCAAAAAAGTAATTAAGAAAATTGCAACTCTTAGGGGAAAGCAACCTAAAGTTTTATCATTAAAGGATCGTAGAGATCTTCAACGTGAAAGAACAGAAGCTATAAGAAAACTAAAATCAGTTGTAAAACCAAAATAACATTATGGATTTTTTTGAAGAACATCGTAATACATTAGATGAAGATTTTTGTAAGCATGTAATAGAAAAATTTGAAAAAGACTCTGGAAAATTTGCAGGAGTAACTGGTGCAGGGTTCGATACAAAAATAAAAGATTCTACTGACTTATGTTTTTATACAAATCCTAATTGGAAGGAAGAAGACGCAGTATTTTATGAGAGTCTTAAAGAATATACAGCACCATACATTCAAAAATATTATAATGACAGAATTACTGATGCAAATGTCAAGTCATATGACACTGGATATCAAATACAAAGAACAACACCAGAACAAACTGGATACACTTGGCATCACGATTCAATCGCACAAGTAAATCCTAGAGGTCATGTTACCTGTAGAATAATTACATTTCTTTGGTATCTAAACACTACTGTGGGAGGGACCACAGAATTTTATGATGGGACACATATAACACCAGAGGCTGGTAAGTTAATATTGTTTCCTTCAACCTGGACATATGCACACCGAGGTCATCCACCAACAGAGGGGTTAAAATATATCTGTACCGGTTGGATTTATGAAAATATAGGACACATACCTACAAATGTTGGTTAACCTCCAATTGGTCCACCAAGGTCTTCAGCTTTAGTTGATGCTGGAATACTATGTCTATGTTGTGGTATGACTCCGCCAGGATTAGTCACGATAACATCCGAACATATCTTTGCGTATTCACTTTGAGGGTGGAAGTATATACCAGCCTTCATTAACTCACCACAGTTTTTAAGTCTTGCAATCTCAAAGTCTAATCTTTTATTGGCTGCGGCTTGGTTCATTAAATTAATATTTGCAGCTGCAGCTTCTTTACATTGTTGTTGCAACTTTCTATCTAATGGTTGTGATATGGTTGCTGAGAACCCTAGAGAGAGGTTGTAATTATCTTTCTGACCAGTTCTAGTAGGAATCGTATACAGGATACTTCCTGGGTTATCTAGAGAGCCATCCTCGTCTAAATCTCTCATATCATATACTGGGTCATTAAAGTATGGTTCATAAGGTTTGGCTGCAGATGCAGAACCAGTTATGAACGGTGTGATATTAAGAGTAGGTCCTTGACATGATATACCTCCACCATAGGTATTTGTAATGTATGGACCTTGTAAGACTTGAATGGCTTGGTTAGTAACACTACCCGAGGAGTTTGCAACAGGTGATGCAGTTGCAGAAACACCACCAACACTATTTGCTAATGCTACCGTTGGAGATAACATACTAGCAGATACTAAACTAATTACTGAGTGAAGATAGAAGTTGTATCGGTTACGCTTTCTATTTCCGTTGTTCTTTGGATAATCGTTTGATTGCTTAAACCAGGACCGCGATAAGTTTCTGTGAACTGAAACGCTCCACCTGGAGTCGATAGCGCAAATGATGGTCTTGATCCTACTCCCGTCCATGATGAAGTCACCCCTTCAATTGTTACTGTATTTGATGTTGTGCCTGGAGATAAATTACCTGATGCGGTAATACCAGAGCCAGTGGCAGTGTATTGATAACCTGTGTTGTAATCCATTGAGTTAATTGTTTCCTGAACAATACTCGTAGTTTCAGTATGGCTTGTCATACTACCTTGAGTAAAGTTAGGTACAACAGGGACTGCATTAGCAGGTTGAGACAGTCCCTGAATCATACCAAGAAACAATCCAATAAAGATTGTTCTCTTCATGACTATTACCGCATAGTGACTTCAGAAATGTACTGTCCTGTAGCACTTGTTCCAGCACCACCTGCCGTTAGTGACACGACTCCTGCCGAAGTAATAGTACCAGCCAAAGCCCCAGCAACACCCCCAGCTGTGGTTGTGCTATTCCCAAGATTGGGAAGAGTTGGAGCAACTCCCGCCGTAATTGTAGTTGCCGTTGGAGTTGCATCACCTTCAAGGAATGCTTCGGTGAAGGAGAATGGTGATCCTGCAGTTGTGATGCTATAGTCACCTGCTGTATATCCCACTGCAGAACCTGCTGTGAGAGCGCCCAAGCCACCAGCAGTATCCAGAGTAACGTTAGTCCCGGATACAGAATATTGAGAACCGATTCTCTGAGATTGAGAAGCCGCACTATCGACTTGGAGCTGAACTGAAGAAGAAATTTTATGAGTAAGATCGGCATTAGCTGGTGCCGTCATCAAGAACATACCAAAGATAAAGAAATACTTTTTCACTATCTTTTGTCATATTATATGTGTATTTAGAAACTGAGAATTTTATGAGAACGTTGTATTATATTAAATATCTATTACGGTATCACTATAAACATAAAATGGATACGAAGAAATGTCCTCGTTGCCAGGCCACATGGATAGAAGGAGTACACTACTGGTCAACGGGTAAAAAAGGAGACCCAGAAACACTATCGAATCTAGTCTGCGGAATGGTAGAAGATCCTAAGTGTATCAATCCTTCTCATATTAAAGGTCATATTTATGGTGATAAAGATACTTGGGAGAAGAGAAGATCGTTTATAGATAGACAGGTTAAACCGAATATTTAATTATGCCACATGGTAACTTGACTCGATATGAAATGCTGTCAAAGGTTTATAAACTCAAAGATGAATTACATACAAGGCAAGAACTGTCATCAAAAAAGGTTCTTGCTGATGAATATTTGAATAAAGTACTAGATTATATCGGAGAATTTACTTATTAAGGTATAGTTTAACTATCAACCGGGACAAGCCTAGTCTATGTGGAAATGGACAGTCCGTCAAGTGGTTCCAGAAAAGGGGTTGACGGATGAAGTCAGATGGGTTATTATAAATACATCGACAGGTTATGGAACCAACACAGTTCTTTACCATTCGTAACACCCCTTAAACCAAGACCTATAGGGTGTATAAAAACGTCTTTCATACCAACTCTGGAGGGTAGAGTTGGAATAGTATAACCAGTGTTCCCCGCACTCATACATAACCCTTTTCAAGACAATGGCTACAACACTTACAAGGCAACAAACATCCCCATGGCAGAATTTCTGTGAATGGGTGACTTCAACTAACAACCGTTTGTATGTTGGTTGGTTCGGTGTACTGATGATCCCTACTCTGTTGGCAGCAACAGTATGTTTCATCGTTGCATTCATCGCAGCACCACCCGTCGATATTGACGGTATCCGCGAACCAGTTGCTGGTTCACTCATGTATGGTAACAACAT